CATGTACCTGCACTCTTACGAAAGGCAGGACACAATGTTCAAATTATCTCTGGCCCTACGGATATTCCTACAGCCACTACTCCTGGTGCTTTTCTTAATTTTGGTGGCACCAATATATACAAGTCTAGCCAAGTTGAACAAATGGGCCGTTTATTTTGCAACGGATCCGTTCATCCCGGCGACCACTTTATTTTTACTGACGCTTGGCATCCGGGCATTATAAACTTAAAGTATATGAGTGAGTTACTGAACATACCAGTAACAACACACGGTTTATGGCATGCTGGTAGTTATGATCCCCAAGACTTCCTGGGACGTCTTGTAGGCAACAAGCCTTGGGTACGTCACGCAGAAAAAAGTTTCTTTGCGGCATTTGATCATAACTATTTTGCTACTACTTTCCATATTGATATGTTTCATCATAATTTATTAAATGATGGAATGGTTGAGAATCCTTGGGAGGCAGAAGACAAAGCAGACATGCTTGAAGATGGCAAATATGTGCGTACCGGCTGGCCTATGGAGTATATGGACGATACATTGACCATGTACAAGAATATGCCCAAGCGTGACCTTATTCTTTTCCCGCATCGCATCGCACCTGAGAAGCAAGTTGAGATTTTTCGAGACTTAGCTACACACTTACCGCAGTATGAATTTGTAGTGTGTCAGGATCAACAGCTAACAAAAAATGAATATCATAACTTGTTAGGCGAAGCGAAGATGGTGTTCAGTGCTAACTTACAAGAAACTTTAGGCATTAGTTGCTATGAAGGTGCGGTAGTTGATGCTATACCATTAGTACCGGATCGTTTAAGTTATACTGAAATGTATTACGATACATTCAAATACCCTAGTGTATGGACCGAGAGTTTCGAAGCATACCAAGAACATCGTCCTAATTTATGTTTTGCAATTATGCAACACATGGATCATTACGCTAGCCGAATTCCACAAATTCGCAAACAAGCAAAGGATTTACATGAACGATTCTTCAGTGCAACAGGATTACTTAACAATATCAAATAGCGATTGTATGTCAGGTACAATTGGTATTACAGCACAGGATGTGTATACTATCGATACTAGCACAATGGCAAATGTCAGTGCGGCTAGTGGCGGGCTCGGTAATATTACTATCAGCAGTGGTACTGGATCTAGTTACTTTTATACTGGCGCTGGTATTGGTGGTAGTAGTGGCACTATATCGATTGGCGCTATCAGTGGCGGATCGACAATATCGAGCAGTGCTGGTTCAAATTTTATTTGGAAAACCCCCGAAGAATTTGTTGATTCATTACCAGCTTTTGATCGTATACAAAAAATGTGTGAACAATACCCCGGCTTTAAAATAGCATTTGAAAAATTTAAAACAACTTACTATCTAATAAAAGACGATTATGATACTCCGGAAGATAAAAGACCTAAGCCTTAACTGGTTAGAGCGACATGATCGCAAACGCATTATTATGGATCGTGTTGACAACGAACCATACTTGGAACGCTACTACATCTTTTTAAAAGATCGTAAGACATTTCCGTTCAATGTATTTTTACACAAATTTTTAAAAGGTGATCCAGACGATGTGCATGATCATCCATGGCCGTATGCCACTTTGATTTTGGCAGGCGGCTATTACGAATGGATTCCCCAATTTAATGAAGATGGCACATTGAACTGTGAAATACGTAAATGGCGTGGGCCTGGGCATTTCCGTATCTGTAGCCCTAATAGCTATCATCGTATCGAATTAAAAGAAGGTGTTACTGCTTGGACATTGTTCATGCCAGGACCGCAACGTCGTGAATGGGGATTCTTAGTTAAGAATCAATGGATTCACAACGATAATTATCTGGCTAATAGAAAGAATGGCGTACTTTAAAACAACACAATCAAACGGAACAAGCGCCGCAGGATACGGCGCAGTACCTCCACAGTTAAGCGGACAGGTTTATACAACTGGCACAACTGCTATACCAAACAGTGCCTATTTAACATCAACTGGCACTAGTACTGTTTGGACTACTGGTACTAGTAGTATTCCAAACGAAGCGATGCGGATTAATCAAACCAATCCGCCTACAATAGAAGTCAAAGGTAACATGGTTATCAACGGGCGTGATTTAGAAGAACGGTTAAACACAATTGAAAAAGTCTTGCAAATTCCAGAAAGAGATGTTATACTAGAACGTAAGCATCCAAAGTTAAAGAAACTGTATGACGAATACATTCAGGCATTGGGTAAGTACAGAACATTTGAAGCAATTAAAGGAGATGAAGATGTTGGTTGAAAATTTACATGAATCAGTTAAAGGTACATATACTGAAACAGTTATTAAAGCACACGAAAACTTTCGGCTTGTATTAAAGAAACACGAAGTACTAAGCCCTAAAGGCTTGTTCAGTGTTGATATGGAACAGCAAAGTTTGAAAGACGGTGAAGTCACTGATACTGCTACATATAACTTTTTTATGACTAAAGAAGAAATGACAACTTTAGCTTCAGCATTGACAGCATGAAAAAGATCTACTATACTTGGCAACAAGTAGAAGGTGCTTGCTTAGATCTCTCTCGTCAAATGGTCCAGGATAAATGGTATCCTGATTATATTGTCGGTATTAGTCGTGGTGGTCTTGTTCCTGCTAATTTGATTAGTCAGTATTTAGACATTCCCATGGCTACACTTATGGTCAGCCTCAGAGATGGCGGGATCAAAGTTAGTGACTGTGGTATGAGTGAAGATGCATACAATGGACGAAACATTCTGGTTGTGGATGATATCAATGATCAAGGATCTACTATTGCTTGGATCAAGCAGGACTGGCAATCAAGTTGTTTGCCAGGCGAAACACAGTGGCAAAACACATGGGGACAAAATGTTCGATTTGCCACATTAACTAATAATCTTGCCAGTAAAGAAGATGTTGACTATACCTACTGGGAAGTTAACAAAGCAGAAGAAGATTGCTGGCTAGTTTATCCTTGGGAGGAGTTTTGGAAATGACATCTGCATTAATTAAACTTATACTTGGCATTACATTAATTGTAATAGTTATTGCGCTTGGGCCTATTTTAGGTATTTGGGCATTGAACACATTATTCCCAGTGTTGCATATTCCGTTAACATGGGAAACTTGGGCGGCATTTGGTATTTTATTTGGTGGAAGCATTGCTACTAGGATAAAAAAATGAGTTTAACAGTACAAGAACTTAACGTAAAAATTGAAGGTATCAAATTAGATATCGAAAAACTACGCGGTGAACCAGGTAGTGAACGTAAAATTATGTTCCTATCTGATTACATTGATTATTTAAAAGACGAAATAAAAGAGGCCGAACGTGCTAACAGAGCTGGAACAGGCACTCAGTGAGCGTCTTGCTCCGTGGACCGAAATCGAATATAGAACAAAAACTTTTTGGGTGTTTAAAGATGCATATCCAGTTACCGAAGGGCATTTGTTATTTGTGCCTACCTACAAAAAACCTGAAAACTTATACGACTGCTTCGAAGCCGCATACAAATTTGGCTATGACGGAGTTGACTCAGAAAAATGGGATGGCTTTAACGTTGGGCAAAACGTCGGAGAAGCGGCTGGTCAAACAGTAATGTATCCACATGTCCATATGATTCCAAGACGCAAAGGAGATATGGAAGATCCCCGGGGCGGAGTTCGCCATGTTATTCCAGAACGAGGAAACTATCGTAAATGACAGAACATACTGTTAAGGTATCATGGGATAATCAAAGTGTTCCTTGGTGGAACGAATGTTGTGCAATGGTACTAGAAGTATTTGGATTGCCTGGAGATAGGTTTGTTTACACTCCGCACGAAGATTATATGACTTTCAAATTCAATAACGAAAAGGATGCAGACTTATGTCGAATTTTACTAAGCGAGAAATTATAGAAATAGCTGTTGTTGTTATTGCATTTTTTATAACAATACCAATTATATTTTTATCGCTTCCAAAGAAAGGCGATGTTATTAGAATTGATTGTACTTGGAGTGAAATAAGTCCAGACTTTACTCCTGCTATGCGAGAAGCATGTAGACAAGTTCGAGCAGAAAATAACTTGCAAAAACCTAAATAAACCTATATAATACTAACATAGGAGTAATAATGACTGAATCCGTAAACAAACAAGAAACTGCACTTGACGCCATGTATGGCGACAGTGGCTATCAAGAAGGCACAGCACATAACTATTTGGGTTTTGTAATGAAACGTAATGGTAAAAGATTTTGGGCTGGAGATAACATCAGTGAATACATTGATGATAAAATGAAAGAAGACTTAATCGACGAAACAACCCTAGCATTTGAAAAAGTGTTAGACTGCTTGTTAATTGATCGAGAAAACGATCCTAACAGCAAAGGTACAGCAAGACGTCTTGCTAAAATGTATTTTAATGAGGTAATGAGTGGAAGATACGAACCAGCCCCAGACGCTACAGCGTTCCCAAATGATTCAGAGGACCGTTACGAAGGTATGCTGGTTGTCCGTAGCGAGCTTCGCAGTATGTGTAGCCATCATCACCAACCCGTTACTGGCGTTGCTTATATTGGTATTATTGCGGCCGAGAAACTCATCGGACTTAGCAAGTATACAAGGATCGCTCAGTGGTGTGCCCGTCGAGGTACTCTCCAGGAGGAACTTTGTAATGACATTGCTAGGGAAATCCAAAAAGCCACAGGCGCAAGAGACTTAGGTGTATACATTCAAGCCACACATGGATGCTGTGAGAATCGTGGCATTATGGCAAAAAGTAGTTTAACACAGACTACTGTACTCAAAGGTGCTTTTAAAGACGACCACGGTACAAAGAAAGAATTCTTTGACAATATTAAAATGCAACAGGAGTATGCTTCAAAATGAGTACTGCCAAAGATATTATGGATCATTTTATTAGTCGTGCTAAAAATTTGCACGAGTTTACAGTATGTGTAAATACTCCTCACGATTTTAGATTTAACGGTGTTGTTCCATTTGATATCAATATTAAAGATGGCGAAATTGAAGCAAAAGTATGGGCTGTGGATTTTGAAGAAGCAGTAAATCGTTTAGATGAATGGATTGAAACATGCAAGTAAATTATCAAATGCCTGCTGAAGGTATATTAAAAACAAACGAATGGGGAGATAGTAAAGTCTACCGAGTTGTTTGCGAATGTACTGATTCCCAACACGATCATAATGTATGGGTAGAGGCTGATGAACATGAGATCAGTGTAACCATTTATGCTACTGTAAAAAGTAATTTTTGGTCAAAAACACGATGGTATCATATTTGGTCATTGCTAACTAAAGGATATGTTGATACAGAAACTACCTTAATTATGCGCAAGCAGGCCGCACTTAACTATGCAGAAACTTTAAAGTTAGCAGTAGACGATGTAGAAGATTTTAGGAAGAAAAATGAGCAAAATAAAAATAGCTGAGTTATTTTATAGTATACAAGGCGAAGGACGCTATATGGGCGTCCCGTCTGTGTTTCTACGTACATTTGGATGTAATTTTAAATGTGCTGGATTTGGTATGCCTAGAAATGTTCCAAGTCAGGAAGCAGAAGATATTGCGCAAGTTGCACACATGTTTACAAAATATGAAGACTTACCACTAGTAAGTACCGGGTGCGATAGTTATGCTAGCTGGCATCCTAGTTTTAAAGAACTAAGTCCAATGCTTACCAGCGAAGCAATTGTAGATCGCATTATGGAAATTATCCCACATAATGAATGGATTGATGAACACTTGGTTATTACCGGTGGTGAGCCGTTGCTAGGTTGGCAACGTGCTTATCCAGATTTGCTTAACAACAGCAAAATGAAAGCACTTAAAGAAATTACATTCGAAACAAATGGTACCCAAAAACTTACACCCGAATTTAAAGAATACTTAAGAAAGTGGAACAGCGAAGTGGGCAAAGAGCTTACGTTCAGTGTCAGTGCCAAATTGCCAGCAAGTGGAGAAAAGTGGGAAGAAGCGATTCTTCCGGAAGTTGTGTGCGAGTACGAACAAGTTGGCACAGCATATCTTAAATTTGTTGTTGCAACAGAAGAAGATATTGCAGATGCTGAGTGTGCTGTTGGTGCGTATCGCACAGCCGGTTTTAAAGGACATGTTTATTTGATGCCTGTGGGTGGTGTGGAAAGTGTTTACACATTAAATGCTAAAAATGTAGCATTGGCAGCAATGAAGCGTGGTTGGCGTTATAGCGATAGACTACAAGTGCCGCTATTTAAAAATGAATGGGGTACCTAAATGTCAGCCATGTTATTAGCATTACTTTTAGTAGCAGTAGTAGTAGGAGTGATAGTAGTTATGACTCCGGACAACAATTCGTCATGCACTGGTAATTGCAGGCAAGGCAGAGATTGTGACTGTATAGGAAAAACAAAATGATTAAAAATTTATTCAAACGAATGTTGGGAATTGACAAGTTGGAGGAAAACATACGAGTTCTCAAAGACATGGAAGCCCAAGCTGTTACCGCAACTGCCGAAGCACAGCTGGCCGAAACAAAGGCCAAGGAAGATGAACGTATTTCTCGAATGACTCCAAAAGAACGTGCAACCATTCGTGGCGAGCCGTGGGTAAGTGTATTGGACACTCATGTCAATAAAGAAAACATACGTAATGGCTTTTTTGAGCTTGACTGGAACCCAGAGTTTATAGTACAATTAAAACAAGCTGGTTATGGATTCGAAGGCGACCCAGAAGAAGAAATTGTGGATCGCTGGTTCAGAGATTTGGCATTGAACATGATTGCAGAAGCTGGACAAGACCCATCACGAGTAAGTGCTGGATTTATTAATGTGAGTAAATTAGGCGGCGGTAAAGCCGTAGTTGAATGACATATATTATTGTTGATACTGCAAACACATTTTTTCGTGCTAGACACGTGGTGCAAGGCTCTGCTGACATCAAATTGGGCATGGCCTTTCATATTACACTTAACAGTATCAAGAAAGCATGGAACGACTTTGGCGGTAGCCATGTGGTGTTCTGCCTCGAAGGTCGAAGCTGGCGTAAGGACTATTACAAGCCTTATAAAGCTAACAGACAAGAAACTCGTGCGGCAATGACACAAAAAGAACAAGATGAAGACAAATTGTTCTGGGAAGCATTTGACGAATTCAAAACATTTGTCACAGAGAAAACTAATTCTACTATTCTGCAACATGCTAATCTAGAAGCAGACGATTTGATTGCAGGTTGGATACAAGCACATCCACATAGCAAACACGTGATCATTTCGACAGACGGAGATTTCGCACAACTTATTGCGCCTAATGTAAGTCAGTATAATGGTGTAGGTGATTTGCATATTACACATGAAGGAATCTTCGATGCAAAAGGTAAACCCGTTAAAGACAAAAAGACAGGCGAAGCAAAGCCAGCACAAGACCCAGAGTGGATGCTATTCGAAAAATGTATGCGTGGTGATACCAGTGATAATGTCTTTTCGGCATATCCAGGTGTGCGTACTAAAGGTTCTAAAAACAAAGTTGGTCTTACTGAAGCGTTCCAAGACCGTAAAAGCCGCGGATATGCGTGGAACAATCTCATGCTTCAGAGGTGGGTTGACCACAACGGAGTAGAACACCGTGTGTTAGAGGATTATCAGCGTAATGTACAATTATGCGACCTTACAGCACAACCTGAAGATGTTAAAGTAAAAATTAAAGAAACAATTGATACTAATGCCCGGCCCAAAGAGGTTACGCAAGTTGGTATCCGTATGCTCAAGTTTTGCAATGCTTGGGATATGAAAAAGATAGCTGATAATATTCAGCAATATGCAGAACCATTCCAAGCAAAGTATCCTGAAAAAGATCTTACTTGGCGCAAACTAACAGAGGAGAATTAAAATGGCAACAGTAAAAACAGTAAAATCATTCGGTGATAAACTGACTAAAGTAAATGAGTCGTTTACAATTAATATGTACGACAACGGCTTCATGGTAGAAGCAGGTGGACGCAACAAGAAAGGCGATTATGTCAACGCTAAAATCTTGTGCAACACATTAGACGAAGTTGTTTCACTAGTACGTGAAGCATGTGAAATGGACAGAGACGTTTAAGGAGAAATTATGTCAGTTACAATTAAAAATTTAGAATCGGCGCTGGCCGGAGAGTCACAAGCTCATATCAAATATCGCTACTTTGCAAAGATTGCTCGTGCTGAAGGATTTGAAGATGTTGCCAAACACTTTGAACACACAGCAGATCAAGAACTGCTACACGCATGGGGTCATTTGGAACTAATAGTTGGCAAGCCAACTACTAAGGAATGCTTGGAACTTGCTATCGAAGGCGAAACATACGAGTTTACTCAGATGTATCCACAGTTTCAAGCTATTGCCGAACGAGAAGGCGAAATCAATGCAGCCAAAGAAGCTGAACACCAAATTGCGGAAAGCAAACTACATGCTGAACAATTTGCGGCTGTGCTTGCCAAAGCAGAAAAACGTTTTGCAGCCTTGGCTAAAATTGAAAAACGTCATGCAGAAGCATATCAACAAGTATTGGAGACATTATAATGAGTGAAACACATGTATGCGTAGTATGTGGACATGTCCACGATGAAGACTTTGAAGGTGTTTGGAACGAATTACCAGACGATTTTTTATGCCCAGAATGCGGATGTGGCAAAGACGAATACGAAGTAATCTAACAGATGAAAGAGATAAATACGTATATTACTCCAGCGCCTTCGGGGCAGAGTAAAAAAGGAGAATGATATGTATGATACAGTATGTATGTACGCAACAACATGCCCAAACAAAACTAAGGGGTGTAAGGAGAAAAATATGTCAGTAATATACGCCAAGCCTATTGTGGATGGTAAATTTTGGATTGTAGAACAAGACGGTTCTAAAATTGCAACATTACACAAAAAAGAAAACAACAAATTCATCTTAAGCAGTACGGCAGGTGAAGTTATGTTTAACAAAAAACAGGATCTTACCAAGCAATTTGGTGAAGAGTTCTTCCTAACAAGTTCCAAAGTTAAGGTAACACAATCAGAACCTAACGAATGTCACGGTTATGCTACCAGTGTACAACCTTATAATAGTATGTATGATGTAAGACGTCGACTACCATTGTTTACCAAAAGCAATGCTAGTAAGAGTTTATACTGTGCTGGATACTATATAATCAAATTCAATAAAGGATGGGTAAAGAGCTTTTGCCCTAAGGTCATTACATTAGAACGTAACGAATACAAAGGTCCTTTTAAAACTGAATTTGAAATGAAGCAGGTACTTGCTAATGCAAAATCAGATTAATCTAACACCTATATCACAGTTTGCTCAAACGCTACGTGCGGCCGAGCTAGCTCAAGCTAGGGAAGTTAAATTAACTATTCAACAGGCTAGGTTACTTAATCTAGCCTTGTTGGAAATACAGGATAAACTGCTACAAGATTTTGAAACATTGTTTAACCAGCTAAAAACTTCATCCGAAACCGAAGTTATAAGCGTTACAATGGATGGCGGCGGCTTTGACGACAAATAATGATAAATATATGCGTACTTATCGAGAGACGCATACATTATGTCAAGACCAAAACCAAAAGTTCTTTTAGAACACGTTAATAAAAAAACTTATAAAGCCGAGCAGGTTTTAGAAGCCGAAGCAATTTGGGCTGTCTTCTATAAGAACGAGCCTTTTAATCTTAAGAGTTTCAATAGTCTTACCTCTTATCCTGGGCCCAAGTACAAAAAAGTTTCTTTTTCAAATCCTGGACATGCACATAATTTGGCAAAGAAATTAAATCAAACATTTGGTGTAGATGATTTCCAAGTTGTCATGCTGACTCAAGGCACTATTATAAAATGATAACACGTAACGCCCTTACAAAGATATTTTTACAACAATGGGGCAAGAGTACCGACGAAGCTAACTTGCAATTATTCTCACGCAAATGGTGGCAAAGTACTAGAGCAGGTAAAACAACCAACTTTCGACTAAGTGAAGAGGGCTATGAATTTTTGGTTAAAGAATTGGACTTGAAAGAGTATGAGATTCCGTTTACTGAACCAATCGAGCTAAGTCCCCAAACAATTATATTTTTGGAAAGGTACGTGGACTGTCCATATTACCTAACTCCAATGTCAATCACTGTATTCTCAGAACGCAAGGGTTTTGAGCTAATGTTGTTTTCGGACGACATTAGAAAATTTGGTATAATTAAAGCAATGAATGAGCGAGAAAAAGAACTTGCTGGCACAGATAACAGTTGACACTCCGGTTGGTTTCCTATATAATACATACATACAGAGTTAATTCAACAACGTATTTTTTAAACTAAGATAGGAAATAACATGCCAGAAATTAGTAGCCGTACAGTGGGCCCTAGCGGTGCTAAAAAGTCTTTGCGTAAGGCTTTTAAAAATAAACGTCCAATTTTCC